GCAACAGTCCCCCAAGGAGGGACCTACAACAGAGGGAACAGAGGGAAGGCGCGAAGAGGCAATGGTCGCCCTTTCCTTGGCGCAGGATTCACATATAATAAATAAATTCTAAAATAAAATAAAAGAAAAAACTGTGTTGAAAGACATGGACCAAAAACAAAAATAAAATAAAAAACCTGTACTGAAAAGTGCAGGAACCAAAAATATTTCATATTCATTCATTTCATCCGTTTACGCCCTCGCTACACGGGCAAAACATCTCTTTTTTATTTAAAATGATCATTAATTATAAAGATGAATACGCTTCTTAAAACAAGACAAATTAAAACCCTCCTCCCAAAGCGAATCCCGCTTGTTAATCAAGCTATTTTTTCAGTAGGTGAATACAAAAAGGGGAGACTAAGACCCAAAGAGGGAAATGGGCATCTCGACTCGCTTTTAGGGAAGAAAACTAGATTCTTCGTACGGGGACCAACCAGGACGATCAAGTTTAACTATCGCCGATCAACACCCAGGTCTAGGGCCAATGATGCTTATCTACGACGGGAAAAGTTGTCTCAACTTCCCAAGTCGCAAATGGCAATTCTAAACAAAGAAGCCCTTGCTCAAAAAGACCTCGAAGTGGTTCGAAGCAACAAATTGGCTTTCATGAATTTCCCTGGCTCGCGATTAAAAAACAAACATTATGTCGCCTCCATTCCAGTCAAATCCCTCGCGGCAATAGAGGCAGATCTATTGGCCACCGCTGAGAAGATTAAGGAAATTGGTTACAAGGCTGCTGTGGAATCCCACCCCTTCATCGCTCCAACCACTGTTCCAAGACTCAGAGAGTCGGGAGACAAATGGAAGGAGCTCAATGTAAGTCCATTGTACCACTTGACCGTTGGAGACGATCATATTATTCCTGTTGGAAAAGGTGAACAGGACACTTCTTACAAGGTACTTCCTGGCGTCAAAGACGCGAAGATCCTTAAGATGATGCCGATCTCCAACCCCACTACCAAGGATCGTTCCGCTTGGAAACGAAACCAAAGAAGGTTCAAATGGTTGGACCGTGGTGTCAAACCCTTTATCAACGGAGGAGTCAAGGGTCCAAAACTAGGATTTAGGGAAACCCTCCTTCGTCTGGCCAAATCTGGACCAGATGGTTGGCTAACTGCAAAGAAGTATGCCAAGGCCTGGGGAAAAATTCAACCTCTACCAACTCCAGTAAAATTCGACACTTGGCGCCAAGTCCTTATTCCCGATCGGCTCCACACATGGGACAACTTTGTGAACCATGGAACTTTTGAGGCTTATCCAGAACATCAGCCACCCATGAGGATCACGGTCAAAAGGGAAAGAGTAAAAACTTTGCCTTACAACGAGCGTGTCCGGATCCTATTAAACCGAGAGAAGAAGGAAAAATTGGCAAGTGTATCCCACAAGTGCCCTCGATCCGTCAACTTCGGAATGAAACCAAAAGGGGATGAGGAAATCAACAAAAAGAAGGGTTATAATCCAGAGGATGAAAAACCTGAACCCACTTCTTCTCCTACAGCAAGAGTTCCCAAACGAACTCATGCTATTCCCAAAATTGGAACCTTTGATGACGACTGGTTCGACAATCGACCTGCAGTAAAGCTGCAACGGGTAAACCCAGATGCTTGGGTTGACATCCCCGCTCGAGTTCGTCGCGAATTCATGGGTCCGTTGACCAAATCCCAATATGCTGCCAAACAAGGAAAGAAGGCGCAACTCAAAAAGTCGGTAGTGAAGCCACTTGGACCAATTCCAAAGGAAGTTTCAAGTGAACTAACTGCACCAGTGCTTCGCGAGTTCATTGGCCCTTTGACCAAGTCCCAACATATTGCCGAACAACGCAAGAGGGGACAAATTAAATGCTACGCCATCAAACCTTTGGCCCAATCGAAGAAACGGGATTCAACGTGCTTCGACCACAGTCTGAAGAGGGGCGATGATGACATTGTTGCCTCACCCGAAGAAAAACCAAAAAAGAAGAGGCAAACTATCGAACAATTCCGTCGGTTGCGTGAGGAATCTCTAAAAGAGGCCATGCACCAATTGACTCAAGAATTGAGACCCACCCCTCTGGCTGATTTGGAAATCAAACCAAGCCAAAGATTCCCTCTTGTGGCCAGTAGTCACGCATCTCCAAAGGAGGAGTGTGAAAACGAACCAATCCCACAACTCTCCGACCGATTTGCCATCCTTAATGAGGATCAGGAAGACAATTCCGACCCTCAAGAACCGACCAAAGGAAAGTTCTTTAAACAGGGAACCGGCAAGAAGAGGAAAGACGAAGCTGAAGAACGCAGGTCTAACTCTCAATGGTATTCCGAGATGGCTACTCTTAAGAAGCAGGCAGAAGCTGAAGAGAAGATCAAGGCGGAAAGGGAGAAAGAGAACGAAATCGAGGATCCTGGTTTTAAAAAATTTTTTGCAGACTTCAGTTCAGCCGATTACTACAAGAATCTTGAAACAAGGCTGGAAGATCTCCGGAAAAATAACCCCTCAAACATCAAGGAAATCGAACAAATCGTTTCCATGTTGTCCAAAGAAACCATCTGGGATGAGGATGATGAAGGAGACCTTCAATCCGAATTAACCCCGGAAGATGATGCAAATCTTAATGCCGACATCCTGAGTGCAATTCGGGACCAATTCATTAAATAAATGTACGAATTAGGAGTACCAATAATCATTGTAGTTAGTACAGTAATAATGTCCTACAAACAAAGATCAACCCCTAAATCTAGACAAATAATGATTGGAGGCGTTTTGACTCTTGCTCTTTGGCAAACAGTCTCAGGTGAAACAGCAATGCTTTGTTCATCTGGAGAACTAGACGTAACTGCAATAGGTTGGAAAGCCAAATCTACCCGAGCAATGCAACACAAAGTATGTTTGGATGATGACTCTGTTTATCCATCATGGATGGGCTGCGATGAATATTGTGGCTACAGAGAAAAAGGGTACTGGACGGCAAGTGAAAGTCACGCTCATGCCTGTTTCAGTCGAGGCGGAACCTATGTCGTAGAAAATGACAAACATGGTCGATGTAAGGGGGTTGGACCTTCAAGATCCGCACCGAACAAACACAATCCTGGAAGGAAGGCTTTGTTAAACGTGGCATTAGGTTTAATGTTGGCATTTGGAACCATGCAGGCTGGATTCCCAGTTGCTGCCCCCATTGGTGTTCTCTTCATCTTTGGTGTCATCCAACCAATCTCTGCCACTGATTCCCACAAACATCCGCATCTCCAGCACAAACCCACAGGGTTAAAGGAAGCTCTGCACAATTGGGAAAAACCTAGTTCACATCCCATTGCTCCAGAGCTGGTGGCTGAACATGATGCACTTCTCCTCAAAAACAAAGTGAAACCAACGAAATCGGTTCATGATGGTTCAGTGAGCTCAGGCTATGGTGATAAGAAGGCCGAAGTTCGGTCCACTTCCCACCACTCGAAAAATCACGACAAACACAATCCAGTCGTGCCTGATCATTCGATCCATGATGATGTAGACCACCACAAGGTCCCTCATGCCAAATCGTTGCCTGACATGAACATCAAACCTCATGGTTCCAGAAAATCTGGAAAATCCAATCGAGGTGAACCTGATGATGACACCATGTTCAAACATAGTGGAACAATCTATCAATTTGATACGAAAGCAACCAAAGGTTTCTACAAATGGTTGAGATCCGAACAGGTCTATCCCAGAATTTGGATTATTCTCGCGGCAATTGCATCATGGTATGCCATAATTGACTTAGGGATTCATCCCTTACTTGTTGCTGCGGCCATTGTTCTCGGTTGGGGAGTCATCGGAGCGGAAGCCGCCCGAGGTGCCTATGTGGTTGATCCACACCCCTGCGATTATCCATTAATGCATGGCTTGTCATTTACGCTGGGCGCATCTGGCATGTTGTTCATCCTCGGAACCTTTCTCGGATTCCCTGCTATGTGGTGCGTAATGCTCCTTGTGGTAGGACCCTTCTTGATCCCAGATGTTTGTTAAAGTACAACTAACAGCAACCATCAGTCTCTTCCTAGTGAATATGATTCAAGGAGGACAATACAAATCGACCAACAACGCGTTAAAAACGAAAGGTCATTACGACGACACCACTCCGGACTCGTGTTGGATATTCCAACGAGCTTCGGGTGGTACTGAATCCCAGTGCACTGGTGTTGGTGCTGCCGATAGGCGAGACCTATTTGGTTCAGACAACTACAGTCTGGGTCTTTTTATCCTTGCTTTAAGCACGAGAGAGGCTGAGGCATTGAAAGGCTATGCAATCAGAGAGTGTAGAATCTCTCATGATGTGGTTATTAAACTCAAAGCTCTTGTTGAGCAAAAGGTTGCCACGCATATCCTCGTCGATACCCTATCCCACACAATCCAATCCCACACCAAATTCATCTCAACTCCAGAGGAGTGTGCTGCCTTTTGGGGAGACCCGACCAGAGCGGACGCTGATTTTTATCATTTTACAGATCACGTTCAACAACTCTGCCACAATTCAACTGCCTGTGCAGACAAATATCCTCCAACGGAAACTGACTGCAGTGCTCTTGGATATGTCAAATCTGTCCATTGCCCTGACTGGACCTCTGTACAATGTAAGACCAAGTACAAATTCAGAATCGGGTGCGATTGCACTGATGCAGAAAGAGAGAGGAAATGGCCAGCAGTTATCAACACAGTTGATGTTTGCTTAAGGGACTTCCCAAGCCTCATGAAAAAGAGTGATTCTCCCAAAACTCTCATTGAATTATCCAACAAATTAATGAAGAGTGAGTCGGATCTCTGCGCAGTTGAGAAACAAGCGAGTGTTACTGCAGCATTCACTAAAGAGAAGTGTGGTACCTCTTTCTCACTGAAGACCAAATCTGCCTGGGAAACAGAACAAACCATGGATGATGCGCTTTCCTTACACTCCAGGTTGATGAGACTCGATGATGCCACTTTATGGTGTGATTCAAATTACACCTGTCCATTTCCATCAGCTCAAACACTTGGCAGTAAGGGTTTCGTTGCCTTATCCGCTTGCGACAAAGTCGCCCAAGCAACATGTGAGAAGGATTATCCTTGTCCAACCTCACAAACTCCTTCCCCCATTTCCTTCCCCGACGCAGAGGCCAAATTACAGACGGAATCAATTAGGGTCAGGACCTTTTGTTCTGCTCAGTTGCCCAATTTCGTCGACAAAACATCTTCTGAGTGCAAACCAGCAAACCTGGTTTTGCATCCCAGAGAAAAAACATGCCCCGCACCATTAATTACTCAAGATGAGTTAAAGCAGGTTATTACATTGATCTACGCCGGCAAGAACGACATAGTCAGTCTGTCCGAGGCAATGGAAAATAACAGGTGTGGAGGACCAATTAGTAAATACACATCCTACATGCAAAGGAAATTGGGGATGTTGTCCGTCAATCAAATCATCGGCAAAGCCACTGTTATGATTGTTTGTCCACTCATATTTGGGTGGTCAAGTATCATCGTGATTGTTTTAGACACATTCATAGGATGGTCTCTACAATCTTGTGACAACCACCTACTCGTCGCATTCCAATCTACCCAATCCAAAGGAGGGTTCACTGGTGATGTCACTGTAGGTGAGATTAATGTGGAGGAAGATGCGTGCATCTATTCTCACGTTGGCAAGGTCTCGCGAAGTTGGACATTTGGAAAGGTAAAAATGATTTCCACTGTTGTTCCCGTTGCAAATACCGTCAAGGAATTGCATTTTATCCCAGCTGATGACAATCGATGTTCAGAATCAGATTGGACCTCAAGCCCTGGATATTGGGCAGAGGTTGAACCATGGGAGAACAAACACACGGAAAGTTCTGGCCTTAAATTACCCTTCTGGCCTGGGAGTTGTCCCGATAGATGCTTCCTATTCCATCTGTGCCATTATTGGTGGTCGTGGACCATTGCTTTCAACAATAGTGAAATCTGCACCATCAAGAAGTCTACACCAACAGGCTATTCTGTTTCTGTAATGGAGGAAACAGATGGAGTAGTTACCACACACGACATAGTCGTGGGAACTTCTGCATCATCGATTAGTTCTTTTGCATCAATTGAACTTATTTCGGTCCTCCCTCTTCCAACCCATTCCTTACATTGTGGAGACCTTTCTTACCAACTAAATGAAGGTTTCTTCGATTCCCAACTTCTGACCTGGCCCATTAATGAAGAACCAAACTGGAAACAAATGGAAGGTCATGTTCATCATTCCAAATTCGCAGGTTCGATTGAAGCAGTCACCTGGGAAATTTCTGGAATACGAGGTGCATTTCAAGGAGCATCGTTAACAATGATGTCTCAAGAAAGAGACCTCGAGTTTTACCATCAAGCATTCAAAGCCCGCGTGTTTCTCCAGGGGAAGATGGACACAACAGAGGCTTGTCTTATCACCGGCATCACTTCCGCACCCGAAGTCATACTCGATCGGAATGGTGAAGGTATTCAAGCTCATGATGTTACCGTTGTATCGATACCTTGTGCAATAACCAATGTTCAAGCGAAACAAGGTGAATGTCATGCCACCATCCAACTAGCCCACATGAATGAAAAAACAGCAACTGCCATTGTGTACTACACTTGCGACCATCAAGGATTGGTCGAGTTTACCATCCCAGTAGAAATGGGAGCCACTTGGAAAGTGCAATTCGTCCGAGGCACAACCTGGAACCGCGATCTCAAGGCCGGTGTCACAGTCATAGACATGACAGGTCGACCTGTAAAAGGCTCTTTCCTCCTTAATAACTTCTTTGAAGGGGCTGGGAAAGTCTTTGGTGGGATCCTCAAATTGAATCCTCTCCTTGGGATATTTGGTGGTCTCTGGGATTTTGGTTCTGGAATCTCAGGTTTCTGGAACAAATTGAAATACGCTGCAGTAGTACTTGCAGTAGGTTTGATTGTCTACATTGTACATCCCATATTTGGCATACTGGTAATAGTCCTCGGCATGATCGTAATCGCACAGGCATCCCCTGTTGTTGATCTGCGAAATGATGAAGACCTTATGGTCGAATCATTCATGTACTGGGGTTTTGTTATCTTTGCCGTCTATCGGATGACTATTTCACACTTCTACACTCAATCCGCTCCAATGGAGCTATTGAAAGGAGTGTCTTACCTCATCGTAGATGTCCCCGTATTTGTCAATATCGTTTTAGCGACCGTCTTTAAGAAAAAACTTCTTTTCCTTATCGGTGTGCTATTCAGTCGTTTCGAACTAGTCTTCTTGGATGTAATACTACAAGTTGCTAGTTGGTTACGACGAGATGTTGACTGGGCCTACGCATCTCCTTTGGCCATTCCTTCCCTCTACACGAATTACAAGTCATTGTCAAAATTGCTCAGTAGTACCCACTACTTGTTCATCGGCATGACTTTCTTGAGTGTCATCCAATCAGACACCATTGATGGTTGGCATTTCCTGTACATCGGAATCCTTGCTCATCATTTTGTGTTTAAGGTCAGATGGTATGGTTTCAAACCAATTATGGACATCACCCAATGGGGAGCAGCTAAGTATGACATAGTTGTTCGACCTGGGATCGATTCTCTACCAGATCTTGGTGGTGAACCCATAAAACCAAACATGTCCAACAAAAGCACCCAAGCTTGTGGCATTCCCTCTTGTGACTCCCTTTGTGGATTAGTTCTAGACGTCGAAGACGAAATAGAACGAAGCGTTGGAATCTCAACCCAGTAATCCAACCCAACTCCAAAACCAATAAACCACAAACAATGGAACAAGACGGAATTGGTCAACTCGTGCCACAACGAGCAGTTCACCGCAACCTCCAAATCGCCAACACAGTTAGGCTCATGGTTGCTCAAGCAAATACCCCCGATGAAGACACTGACGCTCACAAATTGTATGGTGTGTTAATGGATCTCCAACAGATGCCAGTCACCATGCAAAGCGTTCAGATAAAACGTGGTTTCGTAGACTACGTTAGGGCCGAAGCAGGTCTTAACCGTGTCCACGAAAAATACAGTCTCCACTCAAAAGCACTTATGTATCCCGTTTCCCAGCCAGGACTCCTGGGCGGAAGCGGATGGGCTTTTGAAGACAACGGAGCCATATATAGTTCGAGTCATGTCGTTGACGGCGCTCTCCAAGTACCAGAGGTCAGGAATGGAGTGTCAACTCTCGTGTCTTATAGACCCACCACAATTGATGATGATCTCGATCAAGTCTGTTTTGGTGTAAATAAGATGGAAGAGGCAACTCCAGGAGATATTGCACTCGTCTACAATCCTAGTGTCAAACAAGTTATTGCCGTCAAATATGAAGGCAGCGCCAACAGAGGTGGTAACCTAGTTGGTTGCTGGCAGCGACTTGTTATTGTCACTAGAGAAGATGGTTCCTACGCATCGGTTACTTCCAGTACCTGGGGTATGTCCGGATATTCCGGATCACCCATAATCAACGCAGGTATTTGGCAACCCCAAGGGGTGTTTGGTCGAACATTAACCCTAGATGATTCTGGTGGTAATGTTACTCGAGTCGAGTCCAAACTAGCACCTCCCAAACTCATCAATTATAATTGGGATGAAGAAGCTGCAATAATACTTGCTTCCCCAAAAGAACAGGTCCACATAATCGAGAAACCCACAAGCTCTGGTAAAACTATTTGCTTGTCTCCTTGTCTGGCTATGCAAATGAAAGCCGACAAGATGCGTGGTCGTATCGTATTATTGATCCCCAACGTTGTCTCGGTTCAAGGAGCCGCAGACCACATGACTGATCGATTCAAAGCTAGTGTTGAATTTGCCGACGGTGTTGCTGTTTACAGTACTGTTGGAGGCAAACCAGCAAACTTCAACCTTGAAGTAGCTGACTCAGCAAAGAAAATGGTAATACATTTGTTCACCTATGGTGCTTTCTTTGCGAGAATCGATGCGCGCATGGCCGCTCACATCATTGTTCTGGATGAGATCCATTGCACTGATACGGAAGTATTGGCTACTGAAGTATTTTTAGGAAATCGACACAAGTTGAATCCTAACTTCAGACTGGTCAAAATGTCCGCAACCCTGAGCACCACTGCTGTCCAACGGACCCTGATCCAAGTCGAAGAGGAAACATTCGATAAGAAGAACCCTCCGAAATCCGGGATGATTAAAATCTCCGATGGATTTTATTTCGACCCATACAACCCAAAACATTTCGACACGAAGAATAACGACAAAGTCTTGATCTTCGTCCCATACAAAAATGATGCCATAAGGATTCATGCACAGCTCAAGGCTGTTCGTCATCTATCTGATGTAGCTTTCAAATTTTATGGAGGAAACCCCGAGAACGAGGCCTCCCGTGTCGCATTCAACAATGCTCCATGGGCCGTTCTCGTCGGAACTAACGCAATAGAGAGTTCAGTAACATTTGTCGGTTGTAACCGCGTTTTTGACTCTCGACTTGCCAACATCATTAGTCGAACTGGACATTCCATTGGAATGTCGAGACAGATTATCAGCATGTCATCCATGTACCAACGACAAGGCAGAGCCGGTCGTACACCTGGATCCGATGCTTACTACCACTACCCAAAGGGTGTTCATTGCGTTAACCCCACAGACGAGATTCAACCAGGAAAGATTGGTCAAGTCTGTGCTATGCTCATTGGCAAAGGAAAGGACGGAGAAATTTCCGAAGACTTTGAGTGTAGAGGAATTAACTGGGCTGAGAGACTTGCCGACACCAGGAACTTATTCAAAGATTTAGCTCCTGAAGGTTGGGCAATGCTTGGTCAAGGTGGAATTGATCCAGGCACTCTCAAAGCTCTAGCTGGTCGTGTCAACATGAAACCCACATGGCATCCCAGTGTTATCTCACTTCTCCTGTATGAATTGAATTCATCCAGAGTCAGTGTAACGTGGGAACAAGTGACAAAACACTTCCCATGTTCCATCGATGTTGGAATACCAACCTACAACGACCTTTATTGGTTCAAGAAGATTGGTAGAGAACAAGGTTTACTCAACATCGAAGACTGGAAGAAATTTGACTGGAGGAGGCTCAATGATGATACTGACCTCGAGGATAGTGAATCTGAGGCCTCAATCCCTCGTACAAAGCACAAGAAAGGAAAGAAGACTAACAGCAGTGCTGTCGCCATTGGTGCCGTAACTGGTGCTGGCATAGTTACTGGCCTGTGCTTTGGAGCTCTCGAACTCATAGCCAAACAAAATGGAGACCATATGGCTATGGGCATGTTTATGGCCGATGACTGGAAGAAATTTATGGCAGGAACCCAAATAGATTTCATCCTCGGCTACGACCCTCAAGACCACCATTACTTTGACAGCAAAGAACGCGACAAGAAATGGAGGTTGGAAAATTGGTTACTTTCCGTGATTCATGGTAGATCAATTCCGAACAGTGACACTGGTCGGTTTTACACTACCACCTGTTACATCATGAATCATGTGTACACTCTCTATGATGCAGTTTGGCAGGCTGGATCGAAGGTCTACTACGAAAACATCAAGAGAGGCCAATACAATGGTGAAGTAAACGGGCCAGTGGCTCAATACGAACGCCAACAAATCAAAGATCTGGAAGGAGACGATTGCGAGGAATTACATCCCATGCAATTGGAAATCATGAAGAGGAATGATCTCATCCACATCTTATCCCAAACCATGGCAAGGCGCGAACTCGCTGCATTCAAGGGAATGAACTGCAGGGAGATTCGAAAGCACGTATCCCTTTCCAACGATGAGATCCGCATGTTATCCTCGATGCTTGATGCAAGACTCGAGAGATTAAACATAGCCTTGTTGAACTCAACCGTCACAGACGACACCATCTACGACCCTGATGACCATGGTCGACCTGAGGAGAATGTGAGGACTCTAGATGGGACCTCATCCTTTTACACAGAAACCACTCTACCAATACCACCAAGCATCAAAGATGTCAAGGTAGATTGTATGACAGGACCAGAGTTCGCACTTATGCTGAAAGGAGGTTACGCTGCGTCTGTGCCATTCGTTATGGCCTGTGCTCAAAAATACGCTAGTGTACTTCATCCTTACGCCCTTTCAGCGCAATCCTGGTTACTCATGGCAACCCCAGGAATGTGGATCGCCGGTGGAGCCGGAATTTGGTGGCAGTCGCTTTGCCAAGTTCTTGGTCACAAGACCGCTGCTCTTGCCCTTGCTATCTGCTGTGGAATGGTCAATGTACCTGTCACAGTAATGTCCACCCTGGCAACAGGAGTTTGCACCAGATTGTTAAAAACCATGATCTGGCCAAATGAACCCAACCAAGTCAAACTGAAGAATGAAGGCAGATGGTTCTACATCGCTTTGTTCTCAGGGACACTTGCTTCCAATGTTGGTCCATTGACTCTTGGAACCTTTGCCGCAGCATTGACTGCAAAAACCACCACAGGTGTCCAACTCTCCACATCCTTCGCTCAAGGTTTAGGTATCATGCCTCAGAATCAGTTCGCTGCACTAACCAGTATGACTATGGTTATGTACAGAATGCTGAACAAGGCATTGAAATTAAAGAAAGAAAAACCTCTGGGTATGCAAGACGTGTTCTCCCTCATGCAGGATTTCTGCACTCTGATAGCACGATCAATCATGATTAATCCCCTCTTCAATGTTGCTGCAATATTAACTGCAATGGTTCTCGCTGCAATGAAGTGTTTTCCCAACATGAAGACCCAAATTATGCATGCCATGTTAGCGTGTGTGTCTAAGACCGACAAGCCCACACGCCACACCGACGCCATATTTGGAAAGCAAAAAACTCCAGGGGAGGAAACTGACGATGAATGCGACCTTGACATGGTAGGATACATCTTGGCAGCCATGTGCATGCTGACTGACCCTCTTCACGGAGTGTTTGTTGGTGGTGCCGTGGCTTTCGAGATGTTTCTCTGCCACTTCCTCGATGACGACAAGGCCTCCGTACTGAAAGCTGGCAGTGCTCGCTTCAGTACCGTTATTGGTCTACCTTTCTGGATGATCCTCATCGATGCTTGTCACCGATTGCTTTGGAGAATGCCCTGGGCTGATGGAGATGGTAAAGGCAACATGGCTACCCGAGGGGTGGTCATGCAAGAGATCCACAATGCCTGGAACAACCCATCTCTAAAGGCTTTCCTCGACAAAGTCAACACATACACCGGACCGGTCGTTGGTATTACCTGGAGATTTATGAACTCCACGTTCCGAACCATGGTTTGGGCTTATGAACAAATCAAAGAATGGTTCATGAGCTATTACCGCCTCTGGTTCGGAAGTCCCTCTCTCAATGCGATAACTTTCGCTACGACTGAGACCATCACTTCCGATGAGCCCCAAGACGCCATGATCACTGAGAAAATCTTACGGGAAATCTTTGGTTTTCAAGAAAAACTAAGTCCCGGCTTGATCATGGAGTACCAAAATGCCATCACCTATCCACTCACTTCTGCTGGTTTGCTTGCACTCAAAACGCTAGCAGCCCTTCCCAGAAGCCAGATATCGATGGCCATGATGTTTGCTCTTAATATCCATCAGCCTAAAACACTAGATTATAAGGCTATGATGGAAGCTTTACCTTCAGGAAACCTGATTGGAAAAGAGCTCGTCATGAACGGTTTATCCGGAAGTTTACCCTCTCTTGGCTATGTGTTCCACAGCATGGTAAGTGACGACGGACTAATCCTCGTTGTCGCAAGTCATCGCTTGGGCAATCCCCCCATCATTATTAATGTCATGCACGGGGTTGCACATGTGTACATCATCAACACAGCCATTAGCGAAAACGCTCAAAATTATGAGACCCTCTACCGATTAGTAATGGCCCACATGATCCATTTTGTTATGGAAATGTTGAAGGGACTTACCGGGGGAGTTATAACTCTATCCCCTGTTTGGAACGATTCGAAGTGTATCAACAAACTCACTCACCTCCATGAATCATTGGACATCGTTCGAAATTACTATCAGTTAACCAACCTATATCCCATCCACAAATGGAGCAGCACAACAGGAATCGCTGTTGATGTAGTAAAATCTCTTGCTTCTAATGTGGCCGGAAAATTCTTCTCCTCTTCTCTTAAGTCAAAGACTTTCACTGAAGAGGAGCTTAGTCTCATCACCTCCATCGTTGGAGATGTGCCCTCAGCAGTCGTTCAGGTCCTTGCCGATGTAATACTAGGCGAACCTCTACCTTCATCAACGATTGAAGCGTACATGAACGATGCTAAGAAATTGGAAACCAAAGTCCTCACTTACAAACCAATGGAACTCAAAACCTACAGTGAGGAATCTCTCATCCTAATGAACTCAGGACAGCCGATGACATCAGACGATCAAAGTTTCGTCGATGCTGCCTGCCTTCATTGGTTGACAAACAAAGGTTATCATGGATCAGCACTCTGGTGCAACAAAGGTCAGCAATATGATTTGCAGACCACACCAGAACAGTGGAAGCAGATAGAATCTGCGGATCTTTTCGACCTTTTCCAATCTTCCCATTACAAGACCAACCCTATCTGGCCTGCCATCCGTAATGATTCAATCGGATGTGTACTCGGCGAAGCCGATGACCCTCTCTACCAACACCATGTGTTCACGGGTCGCCAGGGTATCTCAGATGGTTCCATCTTTGTAGGTCCTATTCAACGCTTGAAACGTCTCATGGCTGACGATGACAAAGCGAAGAGGGCTTACCACCATCTACTTGGCACTGCCCAACAAATGTTCGGGGGATTAACAAAACTCGGACAATTTGAGGGTGGTGAAGACATCATCACCGTTCCTTCTGGTGCAACCATCGACTTTGGTCTTCTTTATGGGGCTGTTTCTAAACGATCAGCTCAAGAACTCAGAGATGCCATCGTATTGAAGCGGGTTAAAACCAAACATTGGTACAAACCTGTCCTCGAAACCGGTGTGTCGAACCAGGAGATCGTCGCTGCGATAAACCGAGGGTTTACGCATGAGAAAAATCCCAATTTTGTCTGGCAATTCTTATCGGGAATCACCGTTGAATCTACACCAGATGAGAGACTTGCTCACGTCCTGACCGAAGGAGAAAGGAGGTACAGATATGAAGACCCTGCCCTCGGTTCAGTAGACGAAATGATCCTCGATTGGCTTGACGGAGCCCACGGAGATGACCTTTATGGAATAACTCGTGAGTTAACCAAATTCCATAAGGAAGAAGTATCCCGCATAGCGAATTTCAATCAAAAGTACGGATGGGTTTACAAACAATCCTACTTAGACACCCTCAAGCCAATGGCAACTGAGGTTGATCTTCAATCTCTTTCTGGTTCGTCAGGAATGTCCAGTTCAGACGAGGAAGAGTTGACTGATGCCGCAGGCTTAATGCAACGACACCCCACGATTCCTTTCAATCCTAGTGGAGGCCAACTCATGTTACCGAAGATGGTTCAGGGATCGAACAAAATGTCTCCCGCCATCTGTCGCATCATGGTAGGTCAAGGTAATCGAATCGAGCGAGCCTACGAACCTTCCCCTAAGGACAAGAAGCAGAATTACGCCAAAGGCGGTTTATTGTCCCATTTCCGTGAGTGGTTACAACCCATCCCCGAAGAAAAAGAAAATTCGGGTGAGAGTGAGGAACCATCCATTGAAATTGACCTCAGCAACCAATCTCGCATGCCCAGAGGCGTTAAATCCATTAGAAATTTCAAATCTTTTGGAGGAGTCAATCGCGACACAGCTCGCCGATTCTACGCACGTGCTTCAGCTTTAAGAAAGTTGGACAAACATTATAATTGGGCTGCGAACGGGACAAATCACTGGAGTGTTTTGAAGTCTGCATTAGTAAATGGTGACCCTGATATACGACTAACTGTTGTAATTGGGGTAGACTTCCAACCCTTCGCTGAAAAACTCTCTGGAGGTAGATATGGTCATGTCGCCTTCATTGATCTCAACTCAGGTAGAGCCTTGAATCAATGGTATTCCCTCATGGGACCCCGAAGAAATCTTGGTGGTATCGCAGTAATAATTGCAGATCCAGGATTAACCGGATACGGAACTGGTCAAGGTGATGTGCTTTACCGAGAAGTCGTAGCGAAGAAAATTCCTACTCTTCTGGTATATGCCCCTCTCAACTATTCCTTCGCCATTCGTAAGGTCCTTGGGTATAACTACTCAACGCATAATGTGAGCCTTGCAGTCACCATTGGTGAATATACATCTCTGCAGGTTCTAATTATAGCCAAGAAAGCCATCGAACTTATGAATGCGTTCGAAGATGAACCACCTATCCGCATTCCATCAGAAGATTGTATTCGAGTCCCCGTGAACAACAAAAAACGAGAAGAGTTCAACTCTGCCGTGTTTCACCTGGGCCTAGGATGTGATCCCCTGATGCGCGAGGGTGGCAGTGGCACCATTGGTCGCTACTTGAGAGAAGACCACCAGGTTGAGTTCTCACCCATAGGGTTACAATGCGTGGGCGTCAAATTTGCCGAATTTCGCGAATCGATTAAAAACAACTACAAATCGAAAATCGCCGGCAGAGGACAATCCATGGACAACCAACCAGACAAAAGCTACTTCTGGATGCCAGATGCTGACAAACTCTTCCATGTTTGGAAGTCATACGAGCAACTGCAAGGTTTCGAATACTCCATCACAGATGCGAGAAGCGGAACGCAAGCAGTGGCTACCAACACACGACGAAAGGGAGTCCTGGACTGGCTTGGTTTGAACCACAAAGGTACTATTTTGTACACTGGTAACCTCAGTCCTACCACTCTCACCTCAGGGAGCGGGAGAATTAGATTCAATCAAACTTGTCTCTATCCCGTCGTCGAAGATTATGAGGGAGTAGAAGTCGGAATTCAAATCATAGATATTGATTCTGATGCCCCTATCACTTGGGATCCAACGGATGGAAAAATCAACTTCACATTCGTTATTTGTAGTGATGCAACAAATCCAGAGGCTCTGGATGAGTTTTCTCATTACAAAGGTATCTCCCTATTCTTTCCACCAATTCAATTCAATGGTGAGACTGCTGTTGTCATGTTTGCCAACGGCAGCAGAACAAACACCAGCGCAGGTATACATCCACTCAAATTATACCTCGCTGAAGCCCTCAACACAGCTCTGGAAATTCAGACGCGGAATGTCCGCTTGAACACCCCTCCCAGAGAAATCCTCCACCCTCAACACGCACGTGAGGTGTGGGATCTCAGGCCTGAAATCACTGACGCAGATTTTGCTGAAAGACAGGCCGATGTCGAACGTATCATGGAACCGGTACCGCTGCGAGGACACTTCGGAAACGAAGAAACCATGCAGGGAGAACTGAAACAAACCATCTCCAGATACAAAAAAGTTGCCGAGCTTGCGGGTCTGAAAATCATGAAACCCAACAAGCGAGGATTATTCAATTACCAACCAATGATCTGCCAGTACAAGTCCCGAGGTAGAATAGGGACAGACAGCCAAATGTACGCGCAGGTCACGGCAAGCATAGCTAATTATGTCTATGGTTGGGACCCAGAAAGTTCTGTTGTAGCCAAGATGTGCCAACAAGGTAATAAAGTTATGGAATCATACGTCATGCGGTTAGACCGGAAGATGTTTTTCCCATCAAAACAACTCATTGATGAACTTTACCAAGTTGCCCCTCACATCAAACTCCCCGATCACAAGAAATTGGCTCCTTTCACTCTTGAGCAGGCCTCGCACATAGTTAATAACCAAGGTGCGGTTGGTCTATGGGACGAACACATGTATCCCGATGTTGCTCAACTGAGAAAAATGAAAGACCTTTATGATGATCCTAATGGGAGAAAGCTCATACAAGATACTTTCGACAACTTTATGGCCGGGGGTGAATTACTTTATTACAACACAGTTGTTCCAAAGAATGAAACCAAAGTAACCCCCGACCTGGAAAAACGATTCCCCAGATTTATTAATTATGGTGATGCTCTATCCCGATGGATTGATGCTATGGTTCTAGGACCTTACGTCAAATCCCATTATGGTGGAAACAAGCATTTCACTTACACCACCAGTGGAACACCAATTAGTAAAATGGGAGACACCCTCCGTGGACACTGGGACAAATGGGATGAAAAATGCAAAGCAGATCCCTCTCTAGGAAGAGTTGTTGCCGCAACCGGTGATGGCTCGAAATGGGACCACTCTATGCTCCGAGAATACATGGGACTTGAGTGCGAAATGGTTATGTCAAGCTATGAGGATACATACCGCGATATGATTCGTCGGTTGTATGGATACATAACCTGGCCTGTTTGCTTCACGCAACATGGCTTCGCCTTTAGTAACCCCGGGCAGCGTATGACTGGTCATCAATTCACCTGGATGAACTCATTCCTCAACGGTGTTCTCCATCGATGGGGATGGTTGAAAACCCTAGGTCTCGACATGGATGCCGACCTAGACAAATACGTCACTTTTGTGACTGACGGCGATGATAATGTACATTTTGGTCCTTCTAGCGTTATAAACGAAGAAAATCTGGACAAATTATGTAAGATTATGGCTACTGCCAACATCGTCATCAGATCCAAGGAAATGTCAGGGTATCATTTAATTGACACCTTTGAAGGTATTGACTACCTCAGTCATTACTATGCCCTCACATACATTTCCTGTGACGAATCACATCCCAAAGCCATTCGAGCTCAACTCGGACAACAAGATCGAGTCGGTGCTTACGGCACTTGGCATCGAGCAACATGGTTGCCTTACCGTCCAGTGACCGAAATTTTGGGTAAATTATCCATAACCCTTCGCAGTGCATGTTCAAGGAACTCACTCAAGGCACGACAAAAACTAATTAATGGAGAAACCATATCTCAATTCGAACGAGATGGTCTTGAAATAGAAGCAGCAAAGCTTACTTCTTATCTCCTCCAATATCCTCACATGGCGAGTGTTAGAGCCTTGGCATTGCCGGTTCTATCCATGCTTGGTTTCTGTGACCGAGAATTCGCCACCAATTATAAATGGAAAATGAGAGGCTTCGACTTGATCCCAGGGGGACAAGGAGAGGGTGCCGACGTTTTGATGGGAGCACTCCAAAGTTTATATGGACCAGAGGTTCAAACTTTGGATGACATCGCTCTTATGTCACAAGAGACTGAAAAGAAACTTGTGGCTGATCAATTCCTTGCCGTGCAAAATGCATTTATTAAAAACAATACTGCATGCCCTCAAGACTTGCTCGACCTCCTCTCTACCATCGATCAAGGATGGGCTTCCTTGAATGCCAAATCCCTTGCTTCTCGTTCCATGAAATGGCTGCAGAATGTCCTGCATAACGAAGAACTCAAGGGACCTCACTTCCCCGGTTACCTTTATCTCTGGAAAACATTCGGTGATGTCTATGACAAACATCGTCAAGCTCAAGGGCTCGATATCATCGAACAAATAAAGGAACTCGGGAAGACCCTACCTTTCACGGTCACCAACTACCTTTCCAAGATCGTGCATGATATGTTTGCCATGAACAGGGCTAGTGTAAAACGCCCAGGTGAACAACCCAATGAAATCAGGACACCTTATTTTGTTGAGGGAAGATCTGCAATCCAGCGTCAGCGTAAGAACCGTGCTGACCGCATCTATGGAAAGAAGAACAACATGAGCTCCAAACCTTGGTTCACAGAAGACGTAAAAGAAAAACTTACTAAAATCTGTGATTTCCTACGCATCGACACCGAATCCCTTCCTGAGGGGTCTGGGGGTCGGCTTGCTCAACAAGGTGTAGGCTTAGGTTGCCAGTCTACTGTTGGGCAGGAGGGATCCTGTGTAGGCTTAGGTTGCCAGTCTACTGTTGGGCAGGAGGGATCCTGTGCAGGCTTAGGTTGCCAGTCTACTGTCGGGCAGGAGGGATCCTGTGTTGGCTTAGGTTGTCAGTCTACTGTCGGGCAGAAGGGATCCTGTGTAGGCTTGGGTGTCAACCATAGTGGGTTTGGAGGAACCGCATCGGCCATAATGAACTCCGTGTCGGTTGTGGGTAAAGGGCTTGGTACTCATGTTAAAGCAACATTGAATGCTAAGAAATCCAAGTCCCCACCCTTCCGTTACATAGGTAGAGGAAAATATCGTCAGCGCATTGCTCAAATTTTGCCTGACCGACTCTCAAAGCGTCACGTTCCAGGTTCCAGAGGAACCGTCGAGAACATGACTCGCTATTCCGACCCTGAGGTCGCTCCTACATGGGATGAAGAAAATGATATCTGGACACCTCCAGAATTCCATGATCCCCCAACAGGAGAAAATATCTTTATTAAGACAACCATCTCAGATTGGTTCCTAGATATCCTAACTTCCAAAGCCAAAGGCGAAGATGGGAAGGAAGGAAGAAATCTTTGTGGCATGGGGAAAGTCCTGATTGCCATAGGAACCATATTTGGAGCCTCTTTCTTCACTCCAGCTTATATAACCAAGATCGTTGCTGCTCTCTCTGGGGTAGCCTTCCTCTGGTGCGATGACACACGCAAAGTGGTCATCGGGGGAAACGATGTCAAAGCTGGACTGAACGCGTCCATCGTTGGAGGTATGTACTCCGCTTGCTTAACCAAAGGTTTTGCAAGACTTTTCGGGGTCAGTGTTGCCACCATCTCTCTGCTAATGCAATTACGAGAGACGGAAGTCGTGGCAATGGCTGAAAACGAACTCGACAGCACACCAGATAAGGGTGGTATACTTAAATTCGTGCATAAGATACTCACGAATATCCCTGCCCCCTTGACTGGTCAGACAACAAATTCGACAGCTTACTCTGTCTTATGCACTTCTCCCGAGAAAGCATATGAACTCAGAGAGGACTTTAGTAAGATGTCTCCGACCCAACAACTCGAATTCCTACACAAATGGAAGATGACACCAGAACAGTTTGAGCTGTCCATTGCCACCGCAACCAGAGAACCCGTGGCTGTGTCTCTCCTCACACAAGGATGGAGGAAAGCGAGTAACTTCTACCACCATGTTTCAAAGAAAGAAATTGCACCTCAAACAGCTTTAGAAAAGTTTAAGACGGAAGCAATTGCATGGTGGAACAAACTATCAGTAGCCCAATGGCTTCCTGCCAACTGCATCCAGCAGTTGATAGGGATCCTGGCGGCATCTGGTATCCTCTTCTCCTTCGGAGGAAAAGTGATGAAAATTTTTATCGGTCTAGTCATCGCGGCGTTTGTGGGCTTAGCCCTCATTCCAACCGAATGGATCGATCGTTTTAAAGCATCCGCAGCATCAACCATAGAATGGGGAAATGCTGTTTCATCAGGTCCCGCGAG